CAGAATATGGACACCTTATCAAAACAGTTTGACAGTGCTTATGACAGATACAAAAAAGCAATGGAAGACGCTGGTGGAAAAGCAACTAAATATGATACAGCAAAAACAGACTTCCAGAAAAAGTACGTTGATAAAGTAATACAAGGTGCCCTGGACAGCAGCAATAGTCGAGCAGATATTTATACAAACAAAACAGCAATACAGGCGGCTTCCGATACAAACAATAAATATGAATCAGTAGGTAGAGCTGAAAGTGCCCAGATGTCAGGTAACGATGATGCATATCAAGCAGCCGCCTATAAAGCACAAAACTTGCAGCAGAACAGAACCAACACTTTGCAGGACACCATTAACGAAGGGCAAGCTGTTCTTAAAGGTTTAGGAATGGAAACAGATGCGGCAGGTATAGCAGAAGCACAAGAGCTGCTTGACCAATCACAACGTCAAATGCGTTTCTCAGATATGTTTGAAGCATTATATGGCGTACTTAAGAATGAATCATTTACAACATACTTAAGTGAGAAGGAGAAGGAGAAGAAGAATAAGGGGGCATCATAATGAGTTTGACACAAGAAAGAAACCAAGCTGAAAACGAATATATCGGAGCTGTAAAAGACCAGGCAGATACAGCAATGGCTCAGGCTCCTGAACTGGGAGACACACAGCAACATAATACTGATGCATTAACTCAGGTAAATGAGCAGGCCGATATGTCTAATGAACTTGCTAACGCATCATCTCAAGGACGGACACAGAACCGCCTTATTGAGCAGCAGCAACAGGAAAAACAGATACAGCAAGAAAAACAAAGGCAATATCAGCAGGCCTGGCAGGACAGTAGAAACAAACAGAACGCTAAAAACACGGCTATAAATACATACAAGCAGTTTGCAACAGATGAAGCAAAAAGAAAATATGAGTTAGCTTCTCAGAGATTAGAGCAGGCTCAGGCTAACATTGGAAATATAAATAAAATCTTCCAAGGATTAGGAGTTACTTTGTCAATGATTCCTGGCTGGGGTTGGATTGCCGGATTAGCTGTTTCCGGTACGTCATCGCTTGTGTCAGGTATAGTCGCAGAAAACGTTTAAGGAGAATATATAAATGGCAAGTATTATACAAACAAACGGAAAATATAGATACTCAGACTATGATAACCCAACGCTTGGAAACGGCGAAGTCTTAATAGCAAGTGGCCTTTCTAAAGCAGACGCTTATAAATATGTAAATGGCGCTAATAATAAGGACAGTGGCGCAATAACTGCTATAGCAAACCTGCAAAGAGCAACACAAGAAAAACAAAAAGCAGCAGCAGCAGAAGCAGAAAAAAAGAAAGCAGAAGAAAAAGCTAATAATACAAAACACTGGTATGGTTGGGTTGTAAAGGACGAATATAACCCAAAAGGTAAAGCTGAGATTGGTGAACGTAAGCTTAAAGATAAACCAGAGGGTGCTGAAGAGTTTCCGGATAAAGCAGCTGCTAAAGCGTGGAAGGAAAAGAGACAGGCTGAGTTAGATGCATCAGGACCAGAATCGGACTACGAACATGCTAAAAAAGTAGCTCAGACAGAGGTAAATGACAACGCAAAAGAACAAGAAGCTCTTGATAAAGCTATACAAGCACAACAAGAAGAACAAACTAAAGTTAAAAAGACTATTAAAGATGTATTAGGTGGCAAAGCCTTTGACAAAAACAACCAAGCTCAAATACAAGCTCTAAAGGATTGGTATGATTCCGATGCTGGAACCTTTGATGGGCTAAAAACATTTCTTCAGTCATATAATGGCAATGGCTCCATGACTTCTAAAGAAATGTATGACTTTTTAAAAAATAACGGTTTTCATGGTACAAAAGTAGACGCTTGGGTTAACGAACATACTAATAAAGATGGAACATTCCTTGATAAGGAAAATAGTGTTGAAAAGTTAAACGAAGACAATAAGACAGCCCAGGAAAACGTTCAGTCAGGTACAGCAAAGGTTCAAGGTGAAAGAGCTGGAGTTGGTACTTTAGGAACAGGTGGAACACCAGAAGAACAGTTAAATGACTTACTTGAAGGAACCAATGGCGCAACAAAAACTGAACACCCAGACGAAGTGAAAGAAGGCTTTGACGCAACATATAATGCAGATTATGACAATGCTCAAAAAGAGATGGATGCTCAAAAAGATGACGCTGATGGTAAAAATATTGAGAATCAAACTGTTGAAGTTGGAAATACACAGGTTGACCCAGTACACAACCAGTTTTCAAGCGGTGGAAGCGATGGAGCATCGGATACTAAACCAGAGCAAAAGACACCACCGACACCACCAGAGGATGGTGAAGCAAAAGACTTCTGGAAGAAATGGAGAGCCGGAGCTTTAAGAGCCTATCCTATGTTACAGTCTATTGGAGATGCTATCAGTAGAAATGCAAGAATGACAGCAGACAGGGCAGCTATACTAACAGGTGGACAGAGAGACACTTCAGCTTATGACCCAATACAGATACAAGAGACGACACCTGAACAGAGAGTTCAGTTGGCTTTTGCGGATGCGGAAGCTGGTAACTATGATACACTAAAACAAGCTATTATGGCTGGTACAATCGATATTGACAATGCGGCTCAGGCTCTTAACACTACACCAGAAAGTTTGAAAGAAAGATTCAACAGAAGCGAAAGGTCGGATGAAGCTGATGTTACTGGAAAAGAAATGTCAAATGTAGAGATAGCCCAGGGGCTTGACCAAAGCAATGAAGCTATGATTACAGCTATCAACAATCAGATTAATGCTAACAATGAAGCTATCAGAGCATTAAGAAATCCAGATGAATCTTGGGACAACTATGCCAAAGCAGCACACGCAGTTATTGACACTGTTAGTGGAATAAAGACAGCGGGAAGCAACTATAGTAAAGTAAATGAAAAAGCTGCAAAAGCGAACATAAAAGGCGGAGTTCCAGTCGTGAGCGGAGAAGTTGGTGGACAACTTTCAAATGCTATTACTAATACAACAACAAAAAGTACAGACCTTAAAGCTCTTGAATATTTGCAGACTGCTCTTGACAATGGCCAGAAGGCTTACGATGCGACAGACAAAAACAATGAAATAGCAGCTCAGAAACTTGAAGCATGGAACGCAGAGCTTGAAAAAGATAGAAAGTATTATGAGGGTTTGAGAGAACCTTACCGCAAGTTGCAGGGAAAGACTGCTTTAAACTACGACCCAGGAGAGGGAACACCTAAGAAAACACCTGAGGAGGAAAACACAAATGCAGAAACTACAGGCACAAAATAACATATTTACAGTCCTTTCAGGTCACAGACCATTGCAGATTGAAATAAAGAAGCCTGCTATTGAAAGGGCACAGGAACAGACCATAAGGGATTTAGTTTTGATACAGATGTTAAGTGGCAGAATGCTAAGGGGGAGGGATAGAAAATGAGTTTAGACTTCCGACCAAAAATGGCAGAACAGCAGCCAGTCGAAGAACAACCACAGGAACAACCACAGGAACAGCCACAGGTAGAGCAATCTCCTTTTTTTAGCACTAAGGCGTCTGACCAATACACGAGCTTTATAAATATGCAGAACGTGGTTAATACTGCTTTACAGAAACAGCAGTATCAGCCAAACGCAAATGACAAAACAGAGTTGCAGGCAGCATCCGGGGAGAAATATAATGTCTAAGGAAGATGTAAGAAGAAGGGCTCTTAAGCTTATAAGGGAAACAGGAAGAAACGGAAAATATCTTCGTAACCTTACAATGTACAATGATACGCCTATATCGAGTTTGGACGACGTAGACGCTACAATCGGGTACTACAATACACATAGTGTCAAAACTTCACTGACAAACGAAAATATTGTTTTAGGAACTATCAGTACCTTAACGGCCAAGCTGGCTGAACACGCAAGGGCAAGACCTTTTATAAATACAATACTCGGCGACTTCCATGACAAGCAGGTTTCAAAAGCCCTGCAGCAGTACTTTGATGTAGCCTTTGATGAGCAGAACGTTTATGAGACCGTAAGCAATGTCTTTAGGGATTCCTGCATATTCGATACAGGTTATGTTTTTATAGACAAGGATAATAAAAAGATATGCAAGGTTTTTCCGTGGCAGGTTTACTTTGACAACAAGGAAATGAAGTACGGAAATCCGAAGACCTTAATCATTGTCAAGAAGTGTTATCCAGTTTCGTTCATAGAGGACTACAACGGTAATCTGGAATATGTTACTTTGCTGGAATATTGGGACACAATAAAGCACAAAAAGTATACATTGATAAAAGAGGACACAAGCTATTGGAAAGCGGAGGACTACAAATATGATGTCCTCCCGATACTCTGGTACAAGTATGAGGATTCCGGTTTTGGGGCAAACACGTCTACGTCCGTAGTAGACTTGCTTTATGGTTTGCAAAAGACCATAAATGAAATCTGCATCAAAATGGGAAAACGCATTCGTGCATCCGCTTCAATCATAACGGTACCGACAAACGGTGGCATCAAGGCAGACAAGCTCACTAATGAGGAAGTCCAGATTGTACCTTATGAACCGGCGGTCGGTTCATCCTCTCCAATGTCAACACTGAGCCCGGACTACAACATTGACGGCCTGAGGGCAGAGCTGGATGCGATAAAGAGGGACGCATATGATTTGGTTGGTGTCAACATGTTGTCAGTAACTGGGCAACAGACTGCGGGTATGGATGATATGTCAGGTGTTGCTATGCAGACAATGGCAAATATTGAAGCGGACAGATTCCAGACACAGCTGAACAAAATCATTCGTTTCTACGTAGATATAGCCAGAAGATGTATTGACCTATTCGATGGTCCGGTCCTACCAGACATAAAGGAAAGACTGGACATAACCTGGGACGAAGTAAGAAAAACAATCAAAAAGTTTAAGATACAGTTCTCCGCCGCTGCCAATATCTCAAAGGACCCGGCAGAAAAGTGGAAGATTATAAAGGAATGGAAAAACGAAGGCTTGATTCCAGCCAACCGTATTACCGGGCTGTTGGAGATACCTGACTTACAGGAAGCTGCATCCTTTGCCGCCAACTCCTATAATGCAATCCAGACGGTCATTGAGGACTGCATAGAAAGGGATGACTATGACATTCCACCATATATCAGTAGGGAAGAGCTTAAGCCGGAGATAATGAACACCTGCTTGATGTTGACTTCATTGGGCCCTGAAAACCAGAAAGATATTGAAAAGTTGCAGAAGCTCTTCAACCTTATTGTATCGGAAGAACAGAACATTGGTAACGCACAGAAAACTGATGAAGCTAATGCCCAGCTCGACAATGAAGCAAACAACATGGACGAACAGGCATCCTTCCTGGAAATGCAGGGACAACAGTTGACCTCAGTCCTTACAGATTTGCAAAACGGTGTCATAGACAGTGACCAGGCAAATGCACAACTTGAATCTATGGGTCAAGGCTCATTCGATTTTGCAGGTGTTTAAGTGGAACACCAAAAGGAGATAAAAGATGTGGGAATCTATAAGGGGGATGGTGACATCAAAAGCACTTGTACCGGTTCTGGTGTTTGTGCTAATCCTGGTTGGTGTTGCGGTACTTGCCGTCAAAAAAGGCTGGCTCAGGATAAAGACAAGTAAGGTACAGGTCGGAAGTGACAATGAACGCAACATTATAATGACACAGATGAGCAAGATTGAAAGCGTTGTGCTGGCGGTCTATAAAAAGTGGGGATTTGATAATGACAACTGGAAAGCAAGATATATTTGCTCGGAGATAGAGGATGCACTTTACAGAGCCGTGGCAGTGAATCACCTGAACACAAACAGAACTTATGTGTCATTAAAGCAGGAGCTCCTGTGGAGAATAATCTGCCAATATGTAGACAATCCACCGGACGACTTGAAAGAAAAGGTCTATACTGAAACAGAAAAACTGATTTCTGACTTGGTTGAGATAAGGGAATATCTAACGAACCGGAGGTAAATAGAAAATGAATATTCAGAAACAAATGCAGAGCCTGTTTGGGTCTGCATGTCTTGCATATTCCTTGGCATACATTTATGATACCAAAAACCGAGACAACATTAAAGGTCTTACATTGGACGTTGTAAAAGGTTGGGAAAAAGGATATATTGACGATGATGCATTCGTGTCAAAGCCGATACCATATATCAATGATGTGCTCGGAGGTTCTGTAGCATCATATAGCAAAGTTAAAATACAGTCACTGAACGACCTGCCAGATGAAGGTCTATATGCGGTTCAGTATGCCTATGGAAACAACAGTCATTTTGTCGTATGCAGGAAAGGCGAGATTGTGTTTGACAGCTGGGAGGGCTCTTCATGCGTGAAGTTTGGCAAGGCCATCAGCTACAGAAAACTGGACTAAAGTCTATTTAAAATAAAAGAGGTAACGTAATGGATAAGATAAAGGCGTTCTTTTCAAAAAAGTCTGTAAAGATTGTTGAGGGCATAATCATCGCGGTCGCCGCAACAGGACTGACTATCGGTGGTGTAAAGGCAACAGAAACCGTGCCACAGATTACAACTGTGACGGTCGGTGTGCTTACAGCTATCGAAGCCCTCATTACGATAATCCAGGGAATAACAACTAAAAAGGAGT